GTGTTAAGGGGTGCTCAAAAAAAGAGCCACCTTTGCTCAAATTGCAGAATTCACACAGCAATCTCAAATTCCATTCATCGTCTGATCCATTGAGTCTCTTTGGAATTATATGATCAACGTGCATTCGTCCATCAGTCTGTCCACACTTCTGACAGCATTGATCTCTGGCAATGATGCGTTCGCGGATGCGTCTCCATCCTTTAGTCGATCCGTTCTTCCAAGCTCTGCTCATTAGTAATTCCCGTTCTTCTGCCAGTACGTCCAAGCTGCACACGCAGTCCCATGACGGTGCTGAATATATTTCCACCCGTATCTCACCTGAGAGAATCCATCAAGATGTTGAATGAGTTTGTTCTTCAATTGTGGAATGCCGTAAGCTCCACCGCTTTTGTTATGTGCAGCTGGATTCCAGTTACTCTCACGATTCCAGAGAAGCTCTAGACAACGGTACTCACGAGAATCAATGATCAATGAATGTGCATAGAGTTTGAAGTAATCACTATCTTTTGACTCAACTGCCTGTGCTGGATACGGGAGTAGCAAAGCTACACATAGAAGTCCCGTTAGCAGTGCTCTCCGCGAGCCATCCGGTGCACCGGCTCTCGTCGAGAAGTCGCAGCGTACTCGCCTTGTCAAGTACGTCAAGCATGTGGATAAGTCAGACGTGTATCGGCGTGTCATCGGACTTCTCCTAATCCACTGTTGCAAAGTGCTGCCGCATTATCTTCTCCAGCCGCTATTAACCAGCATCGAGTCGGAAGCGCACCTTTTGCTTCAACCATGTCAAATTTCACAAATTTCATGGGCGGTAAGCAGAGAAATTGCAAATTCTTGTCGTTCCACGCATCCATGAACCATTTACCGGTGGAAGTTGGAACGAGTGCAATTCCATTGTTATTTGAGCGAAACTTCTGCATCCACGGAGTCGGATCGCTATAAGGCGGATTCATCCACACTTTTGCCCCCCCCCAGTGCTGCTGTAAGCCGTCATCAAGGAGTGTGAAGTATTGAACTGTCGGAAGCCACGGAATGCCGCCTACTGGAGAGCTGACGTCTAAATCAAAAACCAATCCCAAAGCTTCAAAAATCCATTTTGGGGTGTACCAGTCATCGCTCGTTACCGGTAAATCTGCTCCGTCTAGCGTCAAGTCTAGAAAGTCATTCATTGCTTAGACCAGACACGCTTCATGGGAATCATGCAGCTCTCGCAATATGGGACACGGCTCAATGAGTCTTCAATGGATCGCGTGATCTCAATGTGCTCCATGCACGCTTCACACTGGAATTCGTATCTAGCCATTATCGGCGTCCGTATGTAGCTCTAGCCATGCTTTTGGCACGTCAGCTGATTCGAGCATCACAACGCCTAGCACTGAGCAGACCGTGCATTCGAGCACTGCCACATTAGGCGGCAGATTATTGGTCACAATACGTTCGTGATGAACCGTGATTTTCTTACACATTCGACATAAGACGGATGGCTGACGCAAAGCTGCTCCTTTCCAAAGTTTCGATGGGTTGAAGATTGATTTGACTGACAATCCATTTGTCTTGCGTGGAGTGTCTGTATTTGTCTCGCTTAGCGATGCTTACCGGTATCCATCCCACAATCGTAAAAAGTGGAGTGCGTCCAGCGACTAAGACAGCTACATCATCTTCACGATCAGAATGACCAATCCAGAGATTTCCGGCTGGATGGCGTGACCACTTGACTTCAATGGCTTCTCCGACGTCTGCACGTTCTTTGCTCTCTGATTGATCCGGTTGATAGGGGAGTCCGTAATAATTAGCGACCGCCCATTCAGCTGCGTATGCTTCGGCAGTTTGAGCAACAAAATCCATGAACGTCATGTCACGTTCAACACGAGATTTGTGATTTGGTTCAAAACCACGTCGCTTGATTTTGGTCATTGCAGCTTCAATGCAAGCCCATTCTTGCTCGCGTGTGATGCGTGTAATCATTTGTAACATCCGGAGCAAAGCCATCGAAGAGTCTGTCCATCGACGCTCTCTTTGAGTAGCGCGCTTTTCGGAATGCCACGTCCGCAGCCATCGCAGTAATCCCATGTTCCAATTGGGAACGCTTCGACGTAACCCATCAGACCCACCGGCCATCGGCTGAGAGCTTAAGCCATTCGGCTTTGCATTGATTAGCTTTGTTCTTTTCGGAGCAGACCCATCCGGCGTATTTGCCGCGAGCTGATTCTCCTTCTTTCCAAATGCGATGCCCGTGCGAACATAACGGAGCTTCATCCGGTACTGATCCGGCAACAATTTGATTGACGGTTGAGTCCAGAGCTGAGCCGAATGACCAGAGATCACGTGATTCAGTCGCATTCACTTCGGCAGCTGGAACGACGCTCAGATTGACTCGTCGCATCTCTTCAAAGCTTGGACGCGCTATTCCATCTGAAAACTTGGACAATCCGCCTGTGTGCAACGATCTACCGATGGAGCTGGTCGAAGCATTTTCAAGCGGAAAGCGATTTGCCGAAGTACGTACTTCTTCGGCGAAATCTGTTGCAAATGGGATGAGATCATTGATGTCTCTGTATAAGTCGGATTTGACGATGTATCTCTGTCCGTCTTGATACACGATCTCAACGCTGATTCTTCCAGCCGGATACAAAATCCAGAATTTTTCAAGTCTTTCGGCAACACTCTCGTATCCTTCCAGTTGGTTAGGCATCTGTGCGATTCCTTCGTGTGACGTCTAAACCGCGTTTGAAGCCTCGTCGTGAGCCTTGTAAATCGCCTTTGACGTAGCCTTGCCTTGCACCCACCAGAGTTCCCACAATAAAACTAACTGCACTGACTAGCAATGCGATTTGCAATGTATCCATTTGAAGCTCCCGATTCTGGGATGGCAAAATGCGCTCCCAGACATAGGATGAGCCATCCCACTGACAATTTCAAGATTCACGCCTATATTTCGGCGTGTCTTACGGATGATCCTTAAAGTGATCAATCAACAGCTGCCGGATTTCGCGAACGTCATCTCGTAATCCTTCGGCGAAACCATTACTGATTGGTCGAGAATTGCGCTCGCCTTTGACAGCGTAAAGAGCTGCAATGGCTGAGATGGTCGATGCTGCGATGAGTCCGACAGCCGTGATCGCTTCGCTCATTTGTTGCCGAATGCCTTATCTTTCGGATTAGCCCATCGAGCCAATACCGGCACAATGCCAGCGACTAGACCCAGTGCCAAGTCTTTCGGATTTGTGTTTCCACTCATATAGACGGCAAGTGCTCCGGCTACTGACGAACGCAGCCATGATGCTGCGATTGCTTTAGCTTGATTCATGTGTGTCTCCTAGCTTCAAGCTCCCGATGAGCGCAACGACTTTCGCTTCACTCAAATCAATTTCAAAGTGCATTTCATCTGCACGTGATTTGTAATCTCCACCCCATCGAAGACCATATTTCTTTGCCAGTGCTCGGATCATTGGCACTTTCTCATTGGGAAATGTTCCGACTTTACCGAGTGGATGTTTAGACGCATTGAGATCAATTGCAGTTCCGGATGAATGATTGCTCAGATTATTGAGTGATCCACGAACCATCCGGAAGCAGTAACCCCAGTCATCCAGTGAGCCTTCATCGATTGGCTCAATGAGTGCGTGAAACTCTTCGGCAAATCCAACCAATAGGGGAGCGCATTTCTCAGCGCACCGCAGCTTGATTTTCGTGCCTTTGAGTGGATAAGACTTCACGCCGATTTCATTGGCATCAGCGGAAGCCTTCCAGCCGTTTGATGAAGTTTGAGTCATCCGAGAAGCAATTTCGCTTGCTCTTCGGTGATTCCCAATTGTGCCAGAAGTGCTGCTTTATCCGCTGCCTTTTGGACTTCGGCTGTTTGAATTAAAGCATTGTTTTCTTGATCTGCTTGCCATTGTGTAAATTCCACATCATTCATTTCACGATCAATCACTTCATCTGTTTCCATGTTGTGAATTCTTACCATTGGACGTGTTGTTAATTTTGTCATGTTAGTTCACTCCGTAAATGTAGGCAGTACCGTTAAGCGTTGCAGTACCAGCGACAGAAGTAATAACAATGCTGGTTATTGCGCTAGTCGCAAGAGAAGCACCTGCAAAGTTCTGTGCCAAGTAGTTTTGGCTTCTGTCGGATTGACCGTAAAATTGCACAGGCTTCAAAGTAGTCTGTGTATAATTGTTTATTATTATTGCAAAGTTTCCATCTGTTGAAGTGCTGGCTGTTCCACTAGCGTTGGATGCTTTAATATCTGTTGAAGTCACGGCAGTTGCAGTGGCAGTTCCAGCGACACCAGACATTTGACAATTTCCAGATTGGTTATTTGGTTTGCATAGAAATGACAAACTTGTACTTCCGTAATAGTTATTTACCAATATGTATAAATTCTTGTAACTCTGTGAAATACTTGAAATCGTTGTGCTTGTTCCGCTCAGTGTTGTAGTGCTAAGAAGAGTTAGTGAACCAGTCGAAATCGTTCCCCATGAATTTGTTGTTCCATTTGTCGTTAAGTATTGCCCGTTTGTTCCAGTGCCAAGTCTGGCAAATGTTCCTGATCCAGTTGCCTGAATCAAGTCTCCAGATGTTGTCATTGCTGTTGCCATTGAGTTTGTGATTGTTACATCGCCGGATGTTCCACCGCCTGAGATACCAGTGCCAGCATTGACGGCTGTGATGTCTCCGACTTGCGGAGTCACCCATGTGAACGCCATGTTTGTGCCAGATGTCTTTGACAAGACTTGACCAGTCGTGCCACCGAGTAAATACTGCAAAGATGTATCAACTGCTTGACCGAATGTATTGAAATCCGCTGGGAGATTGGTAACGAGACTCGTCGCCGTCGGCATCACCCACCCGAAATTTGCTGTTGGATTGCTCATCTTTTCTCCTTAACTTACTATCGTCGCGTTCGCCCAGTCGAGCGTCGGATTGGTTGTGCTCCACATTTCTGTCACTGGAACGCTCTGCCAATTCATAGCTTGCAAGCTGTATGAAATAGGAGAGAGATTCATCGTGACTGAAATTTCGTTGTATGCAGCTTGGAACGTCCAGCCTTCAACAAAGCCTAGAAAATTACCGCTGACCATATTCAGCGGCAAATCACTAATTGATAGCGGCATTCCCATAAATACGCCGATGAGATTATTGCGATCCGAATTGTCAATCTCTGGATTCGTCAGCTGGTATGTGATGTTAGTGAATGCAGCTTGCGGATAAGCTCGCAGTGAGAGATAGAAATCCGCTTGCGTCTGTGCGTCAGCTGCATTGTAAAGAGTGGTCGTGATGATTTGTCCGAGTTCGCCATAAATACCAATTGAATCGGTATCAATGGCAGACTTCTCACTTGATGACGTTGCGTCGTATTTCAGAGTAATCGAATTACGCACATCTCCAGCACGTGTCTTGATTGCTAGTCCAGCACCTTGCGCATTATTAGCAGAAAGTTCGACATAACCATTTGCTGCAAGATACTGAGATCGATGAGTGCTGTCTGCGTAAGAAATCTGACCAGATGCGTTTTCATAAATGTAACCGAGACCAGATGTTGCAAGTGCGCTAACCAGTGAATACGAATCAGTTCGGAGTGATGCTCTAGCTGCCAGCGTGTAATCGCCTGGGCGATCTATTGTTCCAAGTCCAGTGTTAAAAGCATTTGACCAAGTCAAAGTCGGATCAACGCTCTGCCATTGCAATGCCGCTGGCATTTTGTTCCATGATTGAAAAAGAATCTCATGGAGTACGTCATAAATCTGATCTCCATCGTTTTCTTGAACCAAGACACCATTGGTCAGAATCTTAGGCAATCGCGCCAGAGCACCGAGAGCAATGAGAGTGATGCGCTGTGTGTAACCAACGCCGCCGATTTCTGCCACTTCAATTCCAAGATCAGTGATTGTGCCACCGAATATCGGCACATAAACCGACGACGAATTCATCAGTTCAACCGAGATTGAATCATTGATGGCGATTGTGATAGCAGTTTGATTGAGATTGATAAGAGTCAAATTGCAATATCCGGCAGCTGCTTGCTCATAAATGTTTGTCCGACCAGAAGTGATTGACATTGATGCCAACACTGAGTCAGTGATTGAAACACCGTTGAGTTCAACATTCCAGACCGGATTGAATTGAGTCACTTGTCGAACGCTCCGACCAGTGCTCCAGCTCCGAGAGTTCCGCGATAGAAGGAGTCATTCAAAGTGTTCACGACTGTGCGCGCTGTGCCTTCTGAATCGATTGCACCATTGACGGTGATATTGATCATCGTCGCAGCTTCTCCGGCGCGGAATTGTCCGGCATTGAAAGTCGGTGCATTTGCTGTTGCGTTGAGTGCATCTGCTTGCTTTGAAAGAACATCAAATTGCTTGACAAGTGCATCAAGCTGCTTTTGACCGGCTGCCTTGCTGATTCCATTTGTATCGACTAAGAATTGGAGATCGGCAATGTTATTTGAAACCGCAGTGAGTTGATTGACAAGTTCGGTGAGATTCTTTGCTCCAACTATTTCGCTAAGTGCTCCGCCCGTACCACCGCCGCCACCGCCGCCACCGCCGCCAGTTCCACCACCGCCACCGGCAGATGATCCACCGATAAATGTTCCAGTGCTCATCTGATAATTACCCAGAGCACCCGTTAAAGTTGATCCACCACCGGAAGAGTTTGAATCTCCTTTTGCCAAGTTGAGTAGATTGGCTGTGGTCAATCCAAGCGCAGCAAGCGCAGCTGCTCCAAGCAATAAATTCGCTCCACCCGTTGCAAATGCTTCGGCAACGGCAGCGGCAAATGCGCTAGTTCGAAGCGCAACCATGACTGCAATGATTCCTTGAACCGCTTGCACAAATGCAAAGATTTTGGAAGTGACCCACATTGCTGCAATTATTTCTGCAACTATTTTGAGTTCATCTTTGAGATCAATAACTGTCTTGATCAATGACCGAACTTTGCCACCCCATTCATATGCGGCTGTTCCGGACTTATCGATTCCATCCACAATCCCATTTTCGCCGGTAAGAGCCGCAATGAATAGATTCATATTCGGAACGGCTGTCTGAATTATGTAATCGGCTAACTTCTGAACCAGTGGAAGAAGAGCTGCGCCAATTGCTTCCTTGGCTTCTTGCGTTGCAATTGAAATTTGACGGAATTTGAATTCAGCTGTTGTCGCTTGATTTGCAATAAAGCCGTCATAAGTAGCACTAAGAGATTTGACTGCTTCTTCATGTGACATTGTTTTGAGATCGGCTGCACTCAGAGTCGTTCCCAATTTTGCAAGTGCTGTGTTATTTCCATCAAAACTCTTTGAGAGTGCATTGGCAACCGTTTCAAGTGGCTTTCCCGTTGCTGCACTGATTTCTTGCGCAAGCGATAAAAGTTCCTGAGCCTTAGTCAAATCTCCAGTTGCAGTCGCTAGGCGAGACAAGGCTGGACGAATTTGATCATCAGTGGTCGCAGTCGCAATGGATTGTGCCGTGACGTATTTATCGATTCCGGCTATTTGATCAGCTGTTGCGCCAGTCGTTGCTCTGAGAGTTTCCTGAAGTTTTCTTTGACCAGTTTCATCTTCTGCGGCTGCTTTAACTGATGCGATAGCGAACGCGCCAATGGCTGCTCCGGCGGCAGCAAAAGCAATTGCAGCTTTCCTTCCGAAATCACCCATCTTCTCGCCAAAAGATTCGACGTCATTTGATCCGGATTTCAGATTTTTTGTTAGATTCTCAACATCGGCAAGAATGGAGAGTTTGAGCGTTCTTGAACCAGTTGCAGCCATTACCACTCCTTCACAATCTTAGAAAATGCTTCTTCCCATTTCTTCAAGATTTCTGGCTGTAATCTGCGGAGCGTTGGATAGATAAACCATCCTTTTGATCCACGTCCTTCACGACCAGACCAGATTGGAAATTGACGGAATTTATTTGATCCGAATTCAGTACCACCCCAGAGCTGTTGAGTTGTAGCACCGCCGCTAAATTTCTGACGAGCAAAGCCGTATGAAATTTCTCCGACTTTTGAAGATTTAGATACAACCGATCCCAGTGAGATTCGTGATGCAACTGCTCCACGCGCTTCGGCTGCAACGTTCACATTCTTTTGAACAAATGTCGCAAGCGCGCTTGATTCCTGTTTAGCTGCATCAATAGCAGTTTCATCCATAGCTTTGAAAGCTTTGACAATGGAACGAAGTTCTTGCTTATCGTATGCAATGACTTCACTTTCCATTTTGCTTCTCCAATAACTCAATGACGGTTAAAATGTCTTCAGCTGTGACGAATTCGCTGATTGGCTGATTGCTCCAGAGAGCCACCTGCCAAAGCGTTCGACTTATGCTTCCGACTGGATGGCTTTTGGGTCGATCGTGTCACCGACCGAAACCCCTGCCACCGTTTCACACCACACTTCAAATGGCTTGACTGCTTTGCCGGCAGCTTCGCGCTTCATTGCGTGATACGACAAGAAGAGAAGATCAGAGATTCCAATCTTTTCTTGCGCTTGCGAAATAATGAATCCAGTTTCCTGCTCCCACTTTCGCCACTCCGGTGGCTGCGCTATATGTGTCGCAGTCTCACCATTCATGTATTCGATGTTTAGTTGTAGTTTCATGCTCCCGATCTCCTTTTATTAGCTGAATGTTCCGACGGGTGTCGTTACACATGTGAATGAAAGTGAAACTGTCTGCGCATCCGGAGCTGTGCCGCCGGCTGATGGAAGAATTGGCTGAACATCAAATGCAAAGACTGCGCCTGAGTCAGCTGTAAGAGATACCGAAAGAGCTGTGTTTGGAGCTGATGTTGCAGCTGTCCACAAGGCTTCACAAAGTGAATTTGCTGCTCCCCAATCGGCAAGCATCTCCACTGCAAAAGTGCCTTGTGTATCTGTTGTGTAATACGCCTTACCATCGAGCGTCTGATAAGTGTTGATTGTTGAATCAACTGTCAAAGTCGCTGATGTTGCTTGCGCGTCAAAGTTGTCTGAATCGATCGTGAAAGTTATGTCGCGACCGGTGATGATTGCTGTTGCCACTGTGTCTCCTTAGTTTGTCTGTGTGTAATAAGTGGAGACTGATACGTCTGCTGTTAGCAGATTGCTCGCTCCGACCGAAGTGATGACCGGACGTTGAACGTCTCCGACGACGTACCCCGATGGCATAGCACCGAGAATGCTGATCATGAGCTGCTCCAGATTGTCCAGAGCTGCCGCGTTGTTGTTATATGCGACGGCTGCCGTCACATCGAAATTGATTTTGACTTGAATTGCGCTACCGAGCAGAGTCGGCTCTAAATACGGTGATGATGGGACAATCACGCAAGCTGGCGGAATGACTGTCTCCGGAACGGAGCTATACACGGAAGCTGCAACGCCGCTGAGAGCTGTCGCAAGTGTCGCGCGAACATCGGCTGCAATTGTGCTCATGTTGCAATCGTTTCCACGTCGATGAATGGAGAGATCAATCCGATGACCCGATTGAGTAAGCTGCGTCCCATTCTGAACGGCGTCGGAGCAAAGTCCACGCCTTCAATCTGTCCGCCGGCAGCTGTGATGCTTTGAAAAATTTCATTTGATACGACAAGAAGTGCAGACTTAATCGGTGCGACTCCTTGATAAAGCTCTGCCGCTGTGCCGCCGTCTAAATACGCGCGACCAGCTGGAATGATAGGAGTGAGAATCTTGTCTGGCTCATCTTCAATTAGAGCTGTGAATATGTAAGTGCTGACTGAATGTCCGGTGACTGTATAACCGCCATCGATTCCCATTCCGCATCCTTCGATGGTAATTCCTTGACCCACGACGAACATGCTCGGACGGATTGTCGTGCAATGTAAGACGCCATCTTGAATGCGGACGGAAGCGACGGATGACTGATACTGAGTCAGCAGTGGCAAGATCACGCCTTCAGCAGAGTCAATTATTTGTTCCAAGTAAGGATCGTCATAAAGAGAATCAGAGACGCCAAGCACCTGACGCAGTTCTTCAACTGTGATGATATTCGGCATCTCTGATCCTTTCGTTCTGCTCGATCACGTTCGGGAGCGACCGTGACCGATGATTGATTGTGACTAGTCTGCGAACGCGTATGCGCCAGCTGCAATCTTTGTTGCTGTTGCGCCGTATCCGTAGAGAAGAATTCCGATTGAACCGTCATTGATGAAGTTCGTGCGAAGTTCCAAGCGGGGACTCTCATACCATGTATAAGCATCGCGATTGATGACGTACATTGAGTTATCACCTGTACCGGATAGAGCTGTGTCCACCCAGAGATCGATGCCATTGACTGATCCGCGCAAGCTGCGTGGCTGTGCGTTACCGGCTGCGTTTTGTGGCTGTAATGCGTTGTAGATTGGACGTCCATCTACGTTGAAGCTCATGATGCGTCCCCACATTGCTGGAGAGACGACAATTGCATCAGCAAATTTGAATGTATTTGCATAAACACTCACTGCGCCAGCTGAGACCCATGAAAGAAGTTCTGAAGCTGTGATGTCTGAACCGTAACCGGTTGCAGTCTTTGTTGCGCCTGTGATGATTTGTGCTGAGTTGTACGCGTTTGTAGCACGTGCATATTGTGATGAAAGATTTGAAATCAACTCTGAGAAGAAGAGTGGATCAGAGCGATCCGCCAATTCTACTGACATGACTTGATTGCCTTTGAATGACTTAACATCCACGTTAATGAAATCTGATTCCATCACGACTGGAGTGACTTCATCTAATTCATCAACCACTGAAACATCTGGCAGTTGTGTGATCTTTGGAATTTGAAAAATAAGTCCTGCGGACGGAAGTGTCGAATTCGAAATCGAATCAATGCTGGCTCTTACATTGTCTGCAAGACCATTGACAACTTCACGAAGCTGACGTGTTGGAATAAGACCAGGATTATCGGTTGATGATGTTGCCGCTGCGATAAAGCTGCGTGATTCTTCTGATCCGCGCATTGCTGCAACTTTGTGCATCAAAAATGTTGCTGGATCGTTGATTGGATTACGTGCTGCAATGAAATTGACTGGCTTTGCAATTGATGTTGCTTGAACTGGTGCTGAAGCTTCTACCGTCTCGACGGCAGCTTGTTCTTCGACGGTGTTTTCCACTTCGTCTCCTTCTGTTGATGTGTGTGATGCGTCTGCAACATCGGATGACGGTGCAGAATCTTCGGGTGCTGTTGTAGCTGCAACATTCGACACGCGAGTGAGATCGCCAAATGCTGGATTGTGTGTGAGTGCAACGCCAACGAGATCAGCTGAACTGACGACCATCGTTCCGTCTTCGTTGTAGCCGAATTCTTTTGCCATTGCTTCGACACTGAAACCATCGCGAAGTCCATCGATGGCTTCTTGAATTGCATCGCTGCCGGCGGTTGTCTTCGAAATTTTGAATGTCGCATTGATAGACTTACCGTCCGGAGCGAATTCCATTGAGAGTGTCTTGCCAATCGGACGAGATGAATCGTGCTCCAGATTCAATTTCACGTTTGTCGGATTGAGTGATCCTTGCTTGAACATCACTTTGCCGGTTGATGCGTTCGCAGCTGTATCGAATGCGACGATTTGTCCGGTGATTGTGCGTGACTCAGAGTCAGCTGCGGTGATGGTGAATGGTGTCGTGACTTTCATAGAATCATGTCCTCTGCTTGTCGTATTTCTTCAACTGTGATTGCTGGATTGCCATTTGCATCGACAATTGAATTGAGTGTCTTGTATATGTTCGCGCGTTCAAGATCAGAGCCGCGCAAATAGTCTGAGAGATCGTATTTAACTTCTTGCGATGACGGAATGAAATCCGGCATTGAAAGTCTTTCGGAAATCGAAGTCATTAGTGGAATCAAAGAGAAGTCAAGAAGTGTTTGACGTTGATTGACTGCATTTGAATAAGTCATGCTCGATCCTGTTTCGGCATCAATGTAATAAGCTGGAATTCCTGTTGCACGTGCAATCTCTGTTGCAATGTAAGAGCGCGCAGCTGCGAGCTGTAATTTCTCCGGATCAAATCCGACTGCTTCCATTGTTACGTCAGCGTTTAAGAATGCAGTGCTGCGATTGCGTCGAGCAGATGACCATGAATCCAGAAGCTTTGCGATTCTGTCAGCTGGTAAGGCTGTGCCGTTGGATTTCAATACCATTGACGGAATTGGCTCACGTGCGTACATTGCCGCAGCACGCTCCAACTCCGCGCCGGTGCGCAGTGTAAAGCCCGCGCGATTTAGTAAGCCTTCATCATTACCATTGAATACAACTAGCGAACCAATTCCAGAATTCGGAACGGGTGTTCCATCTACCATGTAATACTCAATCTCTGATGCAATTGAGTTTGTTTGAATTGTTACGCGTGCCGGTGATACACGTTGAACACTGCGAACGCGATACGTGTCAGCAAATAATTCTGTAATTTGCCAATAGCCATAACCGTAGAAGAGAATGTCTTCGCAAGTCCAGACGTACGTCGCTGATCCGGGAATTCGCGGATCGGGTGTACGAATGACGCGCGGCGTTGCGTCTTCAATTTCCATTCCAGTGCTGCGATCAATAACGTGCAATCCAATTGATGCAATCGATGAGCAAATGATGTTGCGTGCGCGTGCGCATGACGGAACACTCATTGCTTGCTCACGTGTTGCAGTTTGTGCGCCGCCGAAGAATGGAGTCAGCGAATCGATTGATGTAACGGGTGCAAGTGAAGCAGAGACATCTGCTCCAGCTTTCGGAGTGATTGTCTCGACTTTACGCGTTGCAAAAATGTCAAGAATTCCCATGTCTGAATTTTTTCAGATGGCTTGCACTATCCGACCAGAATGTCAATCTCCGTCTCTGGGCGTGTCGCGAAATGTGTAACGAGTGCAGTAGCCACTGCCGAGCAGACAACACCGGATGCACGTCGTCCGATTACCCATCCGCCATCACCGCGACGCAATTGCACAGCTGAAAGCATTTGCATTGTGAGTTCACTTTGTCCTCGATGTCGAAGACGTCCAGAGTTGATTGCACCGAGTAACTCATCACAGCTCTGCGGATAGTTCGCGTCCATGTCGAACGTTGGAATTCCGGCTGGCTGCAATCGAGAAGCCACCGCGCCGGATGTTCGCTTTGAGTAGAGCAAATGTTCAATCGGATATTTGCGGCAATACTTTGCAGCTTCATTGGCAATCTCTCGATCATCAAGCTGGACTGAATTCTCCCAAGTGTGAAGAAGCTTGACCACAAATTTCTCCTCGCCGAGTTTCTGAGCACCGACAAGAGCGGCAAATTTTCTATCGGGGGAGCAGTCGATGGCAAGCCACGTCAATCGCTCTTCGTCTAGATCAACGTCATCATCTTGACACGCAGCCCATTCCGTTGATCCGACCACACTGGAAATCGTCTGGACAAATCTGCACAACACCTCAGTCATTACGACTTCTGGTGGATCATTCAAGATTGCTCGCAAGTTATCCGGATGAATTGTGATTCCAAGTGCCGGAGTGCATGACGCCGCATTCTCAAAACTGATTTCATCCGTCGGAGCTGACCATTCAAAGTATCCGATGTCATCATCTGCACCGCCGGCGGCAGCTAGTCCGCGCTCTCGGAGCATGTGCAAGACAACCGAGTGAGAGTCTCCTGCATTTGTGAACGCATTGACGGACGGATTCTTTGCAGCCATCAAAGCAAAGCGCAGAGACGCGAAAGATTCGAGATCGTGCATTTCGCGAAGCTCATCCAAATGGACGGTCGTAGGAGATGCACCGCGAGCAGCTGAGCCACCGGCTTTGATCAAGAATCGAGTGCCATGAAGAGTTTCAATTTCTTCTGCTCCATGTTGCCAGCGAATGCGTTTGATTTGCTTTGCGAGATCGTCATGGCGTTCAATCATTCCGACAAGCTGACGAAATTGTTCCAGAGACGTGACAAGTCTGTGAGCTGAGCCAATTTGCAGCTTCTCATCCCATTCGAAGAGTCCCATTGCAATGCGCGCCAGCATGTACGTCGATTTTCCTTGCTGACGTGGAAGCATGGCGACTGAGATTGGATGCTGCCATCTGCCGTCCGGCTTCACTTTCAAGCTATGTTCGGCGAGCCATTTCTGCCACGGCATGAATCCGCCTTCAATAAATCTGTCAGCAAAGTCAATCAATTCAAAGCCTTTAGACGGTAAATCATTGAGCGGAGAGTGAATACGTGGAGCTGATCTGGCAAGAATTTCCGATTGCAGCCGATTAGAGCCGATTTCAACCACGTCGCCACCATCTTTGACTTGAACTAGCTTAGTCATGACTTACGCTCTCGTTTTTGGGTACAAAACGTTCAT